TACCGTCACTTCGTTGTCCGCTCGAACCGGTTTCTCACGCGCGGCCCTGCGGGGCTAAATATAACTCTCCTTGTTGCACCCCGAGCATAAATGTCTGGGCGTCCGCCAGCGCCATCGCCCGGCGCGGTTCGCTTCGCTCACCGGCCGGAGCGGGCGTAGTGACCGGGCCACTACGCCATGAACGCTACAGTAAGACGGTTCGTGTTCACATTGAATAATTATTCGGAGGAGGACGTGACTAAAATAAAGTTATTCATCAATACATATTGCAAGTATGGCATCTTTGGAAAGGAACTCGCTCCCACTACCAACACTCCTCATCTTCAAGGATTTTGCAACTTGGAAAAGCCTATGCGATTCAACACAGTCAAGAAGCATTTCAATAACGCAGTCCATATTGAGAAGGCAATGGGGACAGACGAACAAAACCAAAAATACTGTTCTAAATCAGGCGACATTTTTGAAAAGGGGACTCCGGTACGGCAAGGACAACGTAGCGACCTGGAGTCCATGGTGGCTGCCATCAAGGATGGAGAAACCGACGAAAAAACTTTGGCTGAGCTTAACCCCAGCTGCTACATCCGGTATTTTCGTGGAATCCGAGAATTTATACGAACCATACACCCTATTGCACCGAGAGACTTTAAAACAGAAGTGTTTTACTACTGGGGACCACCTGGAACTGGAAAATCAAGACGCGCTCTTGAAGAAGCTAACACCCATGACTCACTCTCTGTGTACTATAAACCAAGAGGACTGTGGTGGGATGGATACAAGCAACAGAAATGCGTCATCATCGATGACTTCTACGGTTGGATCAAATATGACGAGCTATTAAAAATATGCGACCGCTATCCGTACAAGGTACAAGTAAAAGGAGGATTCGAGGAATTCAAGGCAGAAAAAATTTGGATAACAAGTAATGTTGATATAGACGAATTGTATAAATTTATTGGTTATAAACCTGACGCCTTGCTGCGTCGTATTACAAATAAAGTATACATTGCTTAAGGTATGAGTGTATTTTGATTTGCACATTTCACCCACACATCCGTTATAATATCGAACGTGCCGTTCTGTAGAGTTAAGGCCGCGTCTCCTTGGAATGCAATAAGACCACAAAAGATCCGCGGCAACTCCTGCGTCTGCGTTGTGCGCTCAACTCGCGGCTTCCAGTATACAGTATGAGCACCACTGTCCGTTGCCGTGCTGGCCCTCGCCTCGATCAAAGTATTCGGAACATACATCTGCTTGCCACGTTCCGTCTGACGATATATCTTACATCTATCTTGCGATATAAATGAATTGAAGCTCAAGGTCTTGGTTGGGGGGTCATCTCTATGCCATGGCAGCATACAATAACTTGGTATCTTGCTTGTTGAGTTGTTGGATATGCTCTGCATAGGTAGCACACGTACTTTAACTTTTAAGAACTGCACATACTCGAAATTAGGAGCGAGCTTAGTAAATTCGTCAAAATCGGTAGGAAGAAATGACGCATTCCAAATTGATGTTTGATTGTTTGGAACATCGACAGTAGATACTTTCGTAAACTTGCAGAACATAGAACCCTTATTATTACGTCGTACAAATCTTCTTCTACGTATAATTCTCTTGCGGCGACGAAATCTCCGTCTACGCATAGGCGCTCTACGTCTGTACCACGCCATTGCTACGGCGAGACTGAGGGACCTTGAAAAGTGAAAGGCGCTGGCGGTAGAGTGGGGGAGCGTTACAAGGTTACGGTTACGAAGTGACGGGTAATACTA